TTCTTATATTGACTCACAAATCCGATGATTTCCTTAAACCTCCATGCATTACGTGGAGCAATTTGTAGATTGTAACTTTCTCTAGATAAGTATGTCCCATTTTCCCAGTTAATCCATGTTGGATTGTTACATACTATCCACGAGGGTATACCAAAAGATGCCAATTGTACCTGTACCTGCTCTACCATCTTCCTGCACGTAGCTTTAAGCGAAATCTGTCCATACCTGTTGACGCTCCCATTCGCCTCGAATAGTCCACGAAGGAATGAAATTACATTGTCCGAATTATCAGTCATAATATGGTCTGGTATTACTCGCTCATATGTCCGTTGCTTCAGGAAATCTACATCCTGTAATTCATTACGGTTAATATATAATGCCCCACTAGGTTGTTTACGGAATCCATATTTAAGCAATAAATCTGTAATTTCCCATTCTTTTTTACAATTTAACCTTACACCAATTCCGTGACCACTGCCACATATAAACCCATCTCCAAACAGAAATCCCAATAAGACATAATATTCTGAAATACATCCAGATACATGCCTTTTACACTCAGGCCACATTAAGGCTTTCCCCAGTGTTTTACCAGCTTCCTCCCATGTTCCATCTGCCAATTGTAACTTGTGTTCTGGGGTAAATCGAATTCGTAAACCATTATTGCATGTCAGTTCGATAACTTCCTTAACACCAGATATCCACGAATTCCATGTCAAGCCACCATGCGAGATCGGAATGAGTCTATCGTCATCCAGTAAGAGTGCATCTGCTGGTTGGCATGGGTTGGTACAATCAATTTTAATTTCTGGGTATCTAGGATTGCAGGCATTAATCGTATCGTAAAACAATACACCTGGATCACCGCACACCCAAGCACTAAATGCCATGAGGTCTAATATGTTCTTGGCGTTAACGGTTCTGTACACTTGACCATTGTGGATCAAATCCATCGTTTTGTTAGCAATAGCCAGTTCCATAAATTTATTCGTTGCCACCACAGACAGGTTAGCATTGCATAAGTCTCCCTTTAGTTTGGTTTGGCAAAACTTTTCAATATCAACATGATCGCAGTTCAGGGCCAACATGGAAGCCCCCCTACGGAATCCCCCCTGTTTAATAACTTCGGTGTTAACATCAAATACTTTCATGAAAGAAATCGGACCAGAAGAGGTTCCGCCAGACGATAGTGGAAACCCCTCTGGCCTCAAGCGTGAAAAGTTTATCCCTACACCCCCGCCACGTTGGAATATCACAGCCATATTTGTTAACGTTTGGTATATTGAGGCTACAGAATCCTCAATGGGAAGAACGAAGCAGGCACTGAGAGATCCTCTCTTTCTTCCGGCATTCCGAATGCATGGACTATTCGGAAGGAACACCCCATTGACCATCGCTTCGTATATTTTTTTCTCGAATCTGTCATCCCTGATAGCCAGAGCTTTGGCTACCCTTTTAAATACACCCTCCGGTGTTTCCCCGGGGTGTGTATACCTCTCCCTTAATAGTTTAATCGCATTGTTATTCATCTGTCCTCCAATACCCAATTAAATCTACAGCAGTCGCTTCTCTTCGTTCTGATTACCTTTGCAGTGCCAGGTGATCCTGGCAGTTCAATCTTCCACCCTTCAGGGTTATACCCCAACGATTCTACCCATTCTAACCATGTTCCCAGCCATCCCTTTATCTGTAGTTCTGGTACCTGGTTTTTGCCATTCAATACGATAATGTTTCCATTCGAAAAGCAAAATACTCGATACTTTTTTCTTTTGGTCCTACTGTTAACCATAGTAATATTTCCCGTTTGCCCAGAAGCCACCATTGACAATATATACCTGTGTATCATGAAAGGCTTCAGTCTTCTCGTTAATATAGCAAAAATTAAATCCATGAACCCACTTGTTAGGCTTATTTTTCATATATGTTGGGTTCAGATTACATAGGCACCCAGTGGATGCTCCCTTGTAAAAATGCGTGACGTCAATTGGTGACACGACGGTATGTGATTGTACATCGTGGGTATGTCCATACAGTACAGAAGTATGATATGCCTGGACTGTCTTTTTGGCATGATACTCATTGGTATATACCCCATGTATGTAGATGAGGTTCGTACATGGTCTGTACGGTACGTTTACTGGCACAATGTGTAGATTATATCGTGCCGTGTCAATGTTTTCCTCCAACCCCCAATATCCTATTCCGTTTGCGTTTAGGGCCATTGCACGCTCAAGCCAATATTCATGGTTCCCCTTAAGGTATTTAATTTGCGTTTTACCCTTAGTAATTTCCCTCAGTGGATCTAAGAGTACCCTATGTAATTCCTCATAGCATTTCTTGATGGTCTGTATGGTCAATGACAAGCTTTGATTCCCTATCCATTCCGCCGCTGGTGTCCAGTCGTGGACATCCCCCATAAGTACTATCACATCTGGCTTGAAATCACTGATAAACTTAAATATCGGTCTTAGATTGATATTAAACGGAATGTGAATATCTGGCAAGCCTACAATTTTCATCTACCCTCCAATTCCGGCGTACAAATCCGCCTCAACATTTCTTCGTCTTACCAATCCCTTCAACTTCTTACCTCCACCATATACCCATTTCCTAAACTCATTTGGGACCAATCCATGTTCCTCGTTATTAACTAATCTCCTAAGAGTTGATATTTGCAACCTTCCACCGCCAAGATTAAATGTAAACGACACCAAAGCATCGTACTGATTATCATCCAGTGGTACATTAATCAACCTGCATACGCTACGTTCCGCTATTATTAAATCCTTCCTCAATAACTCTTCAGCTTCCTCTTCGGTAATTGGTTTATCAAATTTCTCCCCTGGCCTGATCTCGTGTCCCCATCCTATAGTGGGGTATCCAGCCGCGCAGATGTACGGTGTGCTAGCAAAACCACCATGTGGCCCCTGTTCAAAATGTTTAATAATTTCAAGCCCTACCTGTGTTATTTTTCTTACGATTACGTTTTTTTGCATCCCTTCTTCTTCTAATTCCTCGTATTTGTATGTTTTTGGGTATTTTGAAGAGTCCACACGATACCATTGCATCCAAAAGTTTATACGGTACAGTGGACAGGTAATCATGACTAAAACAAAAAAGATACTTATCGTCGCAATTGCCAGCTTCATAACGCACCCCATCTGAACACAGGATACACTCCAGAATCTCGTGTAGCAATAAGTGTAATATGTATTCTGGGTTTTTCATCGATGTACCTATCGAGATAAATCCCTGACCATCTGTTCCGAGAGTGTGGAATTCTGCCCCATTATAAAGCGGATTTGCAATAATCTTAATATCACGACTACATATTTTTACCCGATCGCTAATAATCATTAATTGCTCCTATCAATCCTGTTGAATGCATATCTGATACCCCTCTGTCCAAACCAATATCCCATAATAGTTGCGAACAGTGCCATATCTTCACTGGTGAACAACTTCCATATGATTTCTGCCGTATCGGCTTCCACTATCGTTTTGTTAATATAAAGATACTGCCCCCATTTTGCCAATGCATAAAAGGTAAAAAACATATACGTAATGGTTGGCCTGACAGACGATGTATACAGGGCAATCAATCCGTCCACGATTTTCCACCCTGTCAATTTTATTTCACTAGCCTTATACAAGGCTTGGCTTTCCTGTATGTCTGCCTGGGCTTCCATCTCCTTAAACTTCCACTCCTGTATTCTTTCCTGTAACCTTGCCTGAGCCTCGAACATCTTTAGTTCATGCTCGTTCTGGATCTTGGTTTTCTGTATTTTCAGAAACTCTGGGATCGCAGATCCAAATATTCCTAAAATAGCCCCGATAATTGACATCATAGGTGTATACCTCCTATAATAAAATTGATGTCATTATAACACACCAGTAGCAAAAATACCAGTCATTCATATCGGACTCATAAAAAATGACTGGTATTTTCCAAAATCATGTGTTATAATGGGGTCAACGTTAAAAAGATGATGGGAGATAACACTATATGATGACATGTTCTTTTTGTAAATCACAAGATGTTGTGTTGTCCTCTGGGCATAAATACTGTGCAAACCATATACACCTCATAGAGGAACCAGTCATCATTTCCTGGATATTAGAACTTGATATTCCCATCCATAAGAGAATTATAGTGAGAACTGTTCACGAAATGTTCGATTCGAAGGAATTAACATTTAGTCTAATTCCTAAATTATATCACATAGTTCCACGTGGTCAATGGCTTGACGATAAATTAAGATTCCAAATCCCGCAAAAGCTTTATGTGCAGAAGTGTTTCCTTGTCTATGCCATGGATCATCTCAAGAGTGTCGATTGTAACATTTTTGCGGAACACCTTGAAAAAATTGATAAATTAATTGCTCAGCACATGGAGGGCAACGATGCACTGTCAATTTAGGGCTACCTTTACCAAAAAGCCTTGCGATTATTACATACAGGGTGGGTTTTGCACCAGGAGTGATATGTTTCGGTGTTTGGAATACGTCGCTCGCAATACGATTACATTATCATACTCATCCGTGCGTGATTATACCCGATGTAAACGCCGTTTTTTGTACTCCTGGATGTATGGTTTACAGCCAGTCGAATTACCAGAGTCATTACGAATGGGATCGCTGGTGTCAAAAATTCTGGGCATTCTGCACGATAGTAGGTTAAACACGGATGAAGCAGAGGCTAGGTATAAGGACATTATAAACACATCAATACAGGAGTCTATTGACCCCGAAGATGAGCACTCAGAGGGTGATTATAAGTTATGGGGAATTAAGGGGTTTTTTGACGCATACATATCTAAGGAACGCCATCATGTCAGGGGTATACCAGAGTATGAATTTATGTGGAAAATAATAGATTATCCTAACCTCCACGGATACATAGACCTATATATGGAACATCTTAATACAGCATATGAATTTAAATGGACAACCAATCAACATTGGTACGATAAGTTCCACGCCTCAGAACAATCGAGTGCGTATTTCCTTGGTGTCTCCGAATTACAGAACATTACCTGGGTTCTCATGTCACCCCCGAAATTGAAACCGAAGGCCAAAGAGGCGATGTTAACTTATTGTGAAAGAGTTTACAATGATGTACTTAAGTATATGGAAACACAGTATATTATCAAAAAGGTATATTGGAGGACGGAGTTCGACCTCGTATCATATGCTGGCAAATTAAAGATGATTAGTCAAGAAATATCAAGAATGATGCAAATGCAGAATGTGGTGTTAGAACACGCTTTTTACCAGAACGATAATGGGTGTTACACACCATCTGAGTGTGAATATGTTCCAATATGTTCGTCGGGTGTAATTCCAGAAAACCTGTATGTTAAAAAGAGTGCACAAAGATCGATAGGGGGTCAACATGAGAGTATTGTCCACGCTTGATGTCGAGAAACACGGTTCGTGTATTTTAGTCTACGGTCCTACTGGTTCGGGAAAAACAAGATCGGCCTTGACACTACCAGACCCGATATGTTATATTAATAAGGAACCCAAAGACCCACGACTTGTACATGCAAGCGTTGAGCATGGTAAGAAGATTACATATTATGAAGCTGATGGTTTTAATGATATGATGGAATTCTTACACGAACAGGTTATGCTCGCCAGTAAAGGTCAGTGTGAGTTCGAATCCTTCTTTCACGATGGTCTTACATTCTCTGCGTCTGTATATCGTAATCTTCTGGAGGACGACAGATATAAGGCAAACCTCATGGAGGACCCCAATAGTAAAAAGTATCCACGGCCAGGCATGGTAGATAGGTTTAATATGGAACAGAAAGATTGGGGTATTCTATCTAGCATGATGGCTCGTGAGACATACCTACTTAATAAATTATCAAAGTTTGGGAAAGTAGTTGTGTCCACTGCAATTGATGCTGAATTCCCCAAATGGAACCAAAGTATCAGGATTGCCCCCGCACTCATGGGGAAGGAATTTCCGAAACTGATACACGGATATTTTGACCTCATTGGATACATTGTGGTTCCATTTCATGTTATTGATGGGAAAATCATTACCCCACGAGTAAGCTTTATCTCTCCCGATGATGGCCTGTCAAATTCATATATGGCAAGAAGTAATGAGAAGTTGGCTGAAGCAGAACTAAAGATGGGACCACCGCCATTGGATTGGTCGAAAATACTCAAGGTTATCGGAAGATAACCAGAATTGGAGGATGAGATGAAAAATACAGATGACCAAGAAATTAATTCTGCCTTACCGTGTGAGCGTTTTGCAAGGGCAATATTTACCGATGAATTCATTCTGTACTTAACAGCTGAAGGATATAGTATCCCAGAAGCATTACAAGTACTAGGTGTTGTGTGTAAGAATACATCCTGTAAACATCATGTGTATAACGGGATAGGTAACAGTACACGTTATTCAAGACCGAATTGGGAGTCGAATGCTGGCCGCAGAATTATGTTCTGCATGTGTTGTATTTCCGAACCCATGCCAGTCGAGGACATCGCCGATATGTACAATATCAGTGTGAAGGGAGTGCGATGGACACTCGACTCGGCAATGGCTAAAATTAGAAAGGGGGTGGTAGGGCAAACTATTGACGACTACATTTAATTGGCTATGGAAAAAACGGGAATTTCACTATTAAGGAGGTTGTTATGGCTTTAATTACGCCAAAGACAGATTTTGATTTTGATGTAGTTGACAAAGGAACATGGAAGTTTATTACTGGGGAAGCCGGGGTTGACGAAAAGGCGGATCGTGCTTCCGGCAAGCGTTTCTGGGTAGTTTGTAAGGCAGTCGATGGTGGGCAAGAGGGGCGCACACATATCGAGTCATTCTTTGAGAATACGAAGGATGATTTCTCCCTCTCAAAGATGGCTGGATTTCTGATGAAGATCGGTGTAATCAAACCTGTTGCCCAGATTGATTCGGCCATTTTCAAAACTCCAGAGTTTGTCCAGAAATGGAAGGCAACTGTACCAAACCGTGAATTCGGCGCAAAGATCTCGCACAGGACCAAGGATAGGGATGGAAAACCCCTTGAGAATCCGCAGTCTGAAATGAGAGCATATTACACGATTGCCGAATACAACGCCATTAAGCAAAAGAAAAACATTGCCGAAAATGCTGATGTCGTTAGCACATTGGCACCAGAACCCGAAACCGATCTCTGGTCGTAAAGCAATTGGGGCAGGATGGTATGTACAGTCCTGCCCCACGTTTTATTGGGGGGTCACATGGAACAGGTAGAACAGGGTGTATGTAAAGGATGCGGATGGTTAGCGGAGGTTAATGATAATGGGTTCTGTGTTTACTGCCAAGACTTGATTGATTTTGAACAGTATATTGGGAATATCGAGGGTGTATATGAATGATAAATTGGGGTTGTGTTGGCGGTGTGAATGGCGAGCTAGGTACCACGAAACTGGTATCGGTCCCAGATGGGAATGTCAAACTCCGAGTCATGCTTCCTATTCGTGCTATATGTACCGACCAGTATCACCATATATTATTAAGAGGGCTAAGCATGACAGGAGACCGTTAACCCTTAATGCATTATCATGTCGAGTTAATCCCGTTGCGGTACCGGATTGTGACTACAAGGCAGAGCGAATTAAAGGAAAGGGATTTGCTGTATGGTGCGTACCAAAGGAGAAGTGAGACCGTATGGGTATCGATGGAATAAAAAGCGTGGGCAATTGGAATCCATCGTGGACATGCCAGAATTCACCTATACTTTTCCGAATGACTTTGTTCTTATATGTGATACGAGGGAACAGGACCCATTATTCCTACCGAAACCAGTCAAGGGTCTCATTATTGTGAGGGATACGCTTTCCTGTGGTGATTATTCCATTCGTGGCTTTGAGCAGTTCATTACCGTGGAACGGAAAAGTATACATGATCTATGGACATCCCTAACGTCACAATCTGGGAGATTCAAGGAAGAACTCGCTAACATGATGAATTACGAAAGGAAGTATATTCTCATCGAGGGATTGGAATCAGAGTATCTCTCCTGGCAACCAGAAAGAAAAATACATCCCAATGTAATACGTATGGCCCTAGCATCAATTGAGGGGAAGTCCGGTATCCCAATACATCAGTCAGAAAACAGATCCATGTCTGAAAGGTGGATTCTTGACTTATTTATTAAATATTTCCAATTCAAACGAAATTGCTAAAAATGGAGGATGCGATGATACGGGTACCATTATTAACCGAAGTGGTTTCTATTGAAAATAAACGATATAAGTTTTCTATATATCGCAAACCAGATGGAACGTATCTGGTGGGAGGTATGGGCAGGTATATCAATTGTATTTCATACAGCCAGGCTAGTCATATCCTGGATGCTTGCTTTGAGAATTGGATTGCTGAACCTAAGAACTAAATAAATGGGTGAACCATGATCAGTATATGCGTGAATTGCAAATATTGCATTGTCCGTAAGGGGTGGAAAATGGTGTACTGTAAACATGATCATCCGGGTTTCAAGATTGATCTACCGATTGACCATCCATTTGTGAATATCGAACACAATTGTCCTTATTTTGATAGTATGGATGAGGTGGCGGATGGGTGTAATAGTTTGTGAATCATGCCTATCTGTATTTGTGGATATGTCCAGGGAACCGGGTAGGGCACAAAGAGTTTACATAGAACATCTTCCATATTGTAAACCAGTACATGGTAAAAAATACCAAAAATCAAATAGTAGAAAGGTGGTGAGACATAATGAAACCAAGAAAAGTGATTCTGACGATTGAGTTGCTTACTAACATGAAGCTTAACAAATTTACCAAAGCTTCAATAGCCGATGTTTTCGATTGGGTCAGGGACGACGATGACCTCGATGTGCTTGAAATTCATCAGGTTAAGGCTCAGGTTGTTAAGCCGAACAAATAAACAGGTTGAATAGGAAATAATCTGGTAATGGTATGGTTTCAGCAAACGCTGAAAAAATAGCAAATAATGAAACCTCACGCGTGGAGTTTAAAGAATACCCTGACAAGGATAACTCCAATTTGATAGGCCAATACGGCTGGATATGTCCAAAATGCGGTTATGTGTGGGCATTATGGGTTGCGGGATGCGGAAACTGCAACCATACAAAGACAGTCGTTGCGAGCAGTACTGGGTAAAATTGTCTATACAATATATGGGCGGTCCACACGCTGAGGGGAGTGTGGAGGGTTGGTTGTATGACCAATTCTAGGCAAGTGTGCCCTGTAATAATTACAATGTTTATGGTGAAATATGACATATCATTCCGATGAAATTATCATTATCATTAAGAATCTTGGATTAAATGATGAGGTCGAACGTAAATTAATCGAAGCCGCTTCCATTGCCATCGAGAATGCCTATCTTATGGGGAGAGTGGATGCCCTTGAAGAGTTCTTAAAATCACGCTAACCGATACCTATCCATGATGCGGGGATAGTTTTATGAGTAAAACGTCCAATGACCTATTGGAAAAAGGCGGTGCAAGTCCGACCTCCCCGCTCCAATTACATCTCGGGAAAATCACGAAGCAAGAGGCCCGCCTCTGTATGGAAAAATGGCACTATCTTGGCAAGAAGGATTTTATTTCCTCGTAATATTTGAGTAATCTAATGATAGATGGTATACCATTGTCCGAATTATGGGATGGTACCGAGGTTCCAGTGACCTGCTCCGTATGTGTCTGGTCATGGGGTGACGCTAGTGTTCCCGGGGCTTGGTGGTGCAAATTGCGTCTTGATCACAAAACTTGTGAGGGACCGCAGGAGTAGCTATACAAATTTTAATCTAAGGAGTGGATTATGCGTGAGAAGAAGCTTTATGTTGTAGGAAGAATGTTGCAATATCTCGAACCGAACCCTGACGGAGTAATTGGATATATTGAGATTTATAAAACAAAAAGGGATGCCAAGAGGTCTGCTGGCAAGACATATCCAATATGGGTTATCGAAATTAATGATAACGATACACAATATATATTGAAACCATAAAGCTATTGGTAAGAAGAAGCTAATTTTTGCAAGATTATTATAGGGGGTCAATGATGATTAATATAGATTACGCTAAACTGTCATATAGACGCACTGAACATCATAAGAGATTTGTTAAAAGAGTCTTGCAAACCAAGCTGATATGTCAAGAATGCAGAGGATTAGGAGGGGAAAGGGAGGTCATATTAGATGACGGGTCAGGACCATGGATTGAATGTGGTTGGTGCGAAGGGACTGGATATGTTACTCCGTGGTTGAGGGGTATGTGGCTTAGGATGAAAAGAAAAGGGGCTAAAGCTTAAAGGATGTTAAACAAAATGGAAAAGTGCGAGGATTTAGCAATAACAGCATACCTAAGAAGGATGAATGAAATCGAAATATTGCTGGACCTTCTTAAAAAAGACTCTGATAAGTATGAGAAGAAAGAAATGATATGAAACCCAAAATAGGTATAATGCACTGAGATCGATGCATGATGGAGAGACGAACTGGGACACAGTGGAACAACACAGTAACTGAATGGCTAATACCTTACCAATGTATGTTTCGTAATGATGAAGTTGGCGTCTGGCTTTACCGTGCTAATTGCATTGAATTTATGGATATACTTATAGCAAAGCACCCAGATGGTAAGTTCGATATGATCTTTGCCGATCCCCCATACATGTTATCAAATGGTGGTATTACCTGCCATGCGGGTAAGATGGTCAAGGTAGATAAAGGCCGATGGGATAAATCACAAGGAACGGAAATAAATCACGTATTTAATACGGAATGGCTATCAAGATGTCAAAGATTGTTAAAACAAAATGGAACCATTTGGGTTTCTGGGACACATCATGTTATCCATTCCGTTGGCTTTGCCATGCAACAGTTGGGAATGAAAATTCTTAATGATATTGTTTGGGAAAAGCCGAATCCACCACCTAATTTATCTTGCCGTTACTTTACACATTCAACAGAAACGATAATCTGGGCAGCTAAAAACGAAAAATCAAAACACTGTTTTAACTATAAGGCAATGTGTGAGTTGAACGATGGTAAGCAGATGAAAACGGTATGGAAAATTACTACTCCTAATAGAGATGAGAAGGAATTTGGGAAACATCCAACTCAAAAGCCTGTTGCTCTTTTGGAAAGAATAATATTGGCTTCAACGAATGAGGGCGATTTAATTTTCGATCCATTCTCTGGCAGTTCAACTACTGGCGTAGCAGCAATAAGAACTCACCGAAAGTTTATTGGAACGGAGCTTGAATTGGAATTTATCAACTTGTCTATTAAAAGACTCAGGCGTGCTATAGCGATCCGACATCTTCCATTAAATTTGTCATTTATAACAAATGGGGAAACAGGATGAAGCCAAAGAACCGAATCAAACTATCTCCACAGCAAATTAGAAAGGTAAAAAAATGGCTATCTGACGAATATTATAGTGACATTTGCCCAGCCTTGGGAGATGTTCCCTATGAAGGTAACTACGCCTTTTGCAAAATCTGCGAATCGTGGTTTCCACGCCTGAAACATCCCAAATTAAAGATTTATGAATATTGCCCATGCGACATATATTCTCAAAGTTATGTCATCAAAATGGCAAAGGAAATGATCAAGACTAATTGAAAATTTTAACGGTAATATTGGGAAAAACATGATAACAATCGAAGATATTCGTGAAAAGTTTAAGGAACTCGTATATTTAACAGATTTCAATATCATAGATACAGTCCTTGGATGTGTTGTGGCTAACCAGATGGAGGGGGATCCGGTATCCCTATATGTTATCGGTCCACCATCCACAGCCAAAACTGAAATTCTAAGGGGGTTACAGGCGTATGAAAAAAGTTTTCATCTATCTAAAATTACTCCGGCTACGTTGTTTTCTGGCTATCTTAATGTTCCTGGTAAAAAGAAAAAGGGCGACGAAAAAGATGCTGAAAAATCGCTGGTGGTAAAACTAACCAATGAGGGCAAGAACGTTGTAATCATTAAAGATTTTACAACAGTCCTGGCCATGCGGAATGAGGACAGAACAGAAATTATCTCGCAATTGAGGGAAGTTGCTGACGGTTATTATACATCCGTATATGGTTCTGGTGAACATGTCCGATGGTCTGGTAAGATTGCATTTATAGCGGGTGTCACACCAGCAATAGATGAATATCATTCAGTAAACCAGGTTTTGGGTGAACGTTTTCTATGTTATCGTTGCAAGAATGAGAGCCAAATCGATATTGCGTATAAAGTTATCGAAACATCTGTGGAAATGGTCAGGATGAGACGTGAAATAGAACTCTGCGTCAAGGATTTTCTTGACCAATTCGGCAATAAACCAGATTTCCCGATTACTACCCCTGAAATGATTCACAAACTAGTTCACCTCGGGGTATTCGTAGCAGACATGAGGACGGCAGTAATTAGGGATCGGAACCATCACATAGTCACACCACCAATGACCGAGGGGGCTGGTAGGATCACGCGTCAGTTATTGTATATGTCATACGGTTTGGCTGTAGTCCGTGGTCTCATTGCTGTCGATGATACAACATATTCCCTTGTGAAAAAAATTGCAAGGGATACGGTAAACCAATGGAGGTTGGAGATCATCAGGTATATTCATGCTAACCCTATGGTGACTACCAAGGAAATATCAGACCATATGGCACTGAGCGAACCCGCCATACGGGAAAAATTAAGGGACATGGAACTGATAGACATCGTAATAGGTCACGAATGCGAACATAATAAGAAAAGATGGGAAATCACCACAAAGTTTAACAACATCATATCCGCTTCCGAAGTATTCGTTTACGACTATCTCTGGTAATTCAATGCCCAAAACGCGAAACGCTTCTAAACCCCTTGATTTATTATGGAAAAAAGTGCCTTTTCGTATGCTCCCCCCCCACAGTATAAAACAGGCCAATAATCCCGTTATGGACACCCCCCTCTATATATATAAATATAAAGCATATAGAGGGGGGGGAATTGCGAAAGGGGTATTAAATATATAATGATTTCAATACTTACAAAGCGTTTCGCGTTTTTGTAAAAAGATGCTTGACATTTGATTGGCGGTATGTTATAACAGTAACATAATCATGACGGGAGGTGATCAGTATGATACAGTATGTAAAATGTGCATGTGGAGGGGAGCATAAGATTTATCCAGAAGATTTAATTCAACCGTTAACCAAATTAAGGATTCTGTGTCCAGTGGAAAAGATTTGGATGAACTGTGTTGTGTTAATTGGTGTGGATGAGACAAGAGAGGGGGTGGTAACAGATGAGGTTTGATGAGATCATGGGAAAATACCTGGCTTTATGCAAGAACCCATCCGTACATAGCCTTAGTAAACGTATACTGTCTGAATTCGGACACCTGGATTGTCAGGATGTTCGATCTGAACTGATTGAGGATTACAAGATTAAACGTCTCGATTTGGCTAAACCGGCGACCGTCAACAGGGAGCTGGCCATTATTAAACGGATTATGAACCTGGCAACCCGCTGGGGCTATACGGAAAGAAACCCGGCAAGCGAGGTCCAGTATTGTAAGGGGGTCGCCAAAAGAACACGATGGCTCACGGAGTCAGAAGAACAATCCTTGCTAACATTTTCGCCAGAATGGCTTAGGAATATCATCATTGTAGCCATTAATACAGGTTTAAGGCGTGGGGAATTGCTAAATTTAACCTGGGAAGATATCAACCTTAACGACGCATACATTTTCGTCAAAATGTCTAAAAATGGAGACCAGAGGTGCGTTCCAATTAATAAAAGGGTTTATGCAACTCTCGAATCATTGCGAACATTTTCGTCTCAATCGTATTCGCAAACATTTTCGTCTTACCCTGTATTCACCCATGATGGGTTCGCCATCAAACCCCGTATCCTTGAGTATTATTTCACAAGGTCTGCCAAAATGGCGAGATTGAATGATCTGCACTTCCATGACTTAAGGCATACTTTTGCGACTCGCCTGATACAGGCTGGTGTAGATCTTTATAGGGTTCAGCTCTTATTGGGACACAGAACCCTTGCCATAACACAGCGATACGCTCATCATAGCCTTAATACGCTTAGGGGTGCGATTGATATGTTAGGGTAAAAAAAAACGGATGGTAAGGATCACTAATACCATCCGCTTTCGAGTAGAACGCTCGATAACGCTATTCTATGGGTTTACCATCTACCATCTTCTTATACTCAATCTCACGGACTGAACCAATGGTTATATAATAACCCCAATGGGTTCCATCTTCTCCGGCAAATTCTATTATGCAGTGTTCGCCTTGTGCTATGACGCCGGCGATAAACTCTGCCAATAATCTATCAGCGTAATGTTTTGCTGTTAGATCATCCATATGTAAATCATACTGGTAATAGAGGTTTCCATCCTTTTCCATCGGGATACTAATATCAAAATTGTAAAAGTTTAGGTATCCCTCAAGATCGGTCTCTTGTGTTTTTTCAATAGCTTTTTCCCATGCTTTACGAAAATCATCTGGTGGTAACTTTGACCAAACACTATCGATTCTTGTTATGGTTGAATAATATCCCATAATGCACCCCCTTCTATTGCTATAGTTTATCCCGTTTTGTTTCAATTTTCTTAAAAACAGCCAAATGAGATGGACCTCTGTATTCGTATACGATACCACCATCATCCGTTTGATGCTCGATCTCTTCCGGTAGATTGACGTGATCGATACACTCCAGTATATCACCATTGTGTTCAATTCTATCTCCTACATGGTATTTTATCCAGAAACCCTCTCTGTATTCAACGTAATATTCGTCGCCGGAGAATTCATCGAGCCAATATGGAACATGACATAACCCTTCCGGTTCTATCTCGAACAGGTTAAAGAAGTGTTCATCGAGATATTCCCGGATTCCGGGCACATCATAGTCAATAGCCACTCTGAGCCTGTTCTTTGTTTTAAACCAGTTTTTTCTCATATTTTACCCCCCGTTTGAGATGTTAAACGGTTAAATTCACGCCTTCCATATACATGGTAGACAGGGAATGACATTAACCACTTAATTTGATCGTAAACCATGATTCCCTTAAATAGGGTCATGAACATTTCGTTATGAGGGATGAGTGTATCTACAACCGTCATAACTCCATGTTGTTTCATGCCTAAAACTATTTCCAATACAGCCTGATTATTCATATTTTTTCCTCCGGCAGATATGCCTTTTCTTACCCCTTGAGAGTATAAAACGATAACAATATGGACAAAATATCAGCCATTTCATCTTTTTCTCCCTTTCTGCACCGATTGAAATCGGCACATACCATCCTTGAACCATCGGCATTCTTTAGCCTTGCATACTAAGATCGAAATCCTCTGATCCCGCTTAGGACAAAAAATATAGTTACTCATAATCATCATCTCCCGATTCTCCAAAAACGACTGTAGCAATAGGGAATATATCCCAATTCGCCTGAGATTCATTTTCGATGCCGGCCAGCATCAGCAATTCCTTTTGTTTCTTAGGTCTTAGGTCATGGAAAAAAATTGGAACATCCATGTTCTCACCCCCCTTCTTTTTCGTATTTTTCGAGACCATCCTTGCCGGCCAGGACACTGATAATGTCTCTTAATTCTTTTTCGGTTATGGTGATCCATTCAGTTTCACCATCCGGCTTAATTATCTTAATCTTTGGTTTATATTCGATGTATTGTGAGGTTACCTTTAATATCTGTTCGATTCTCCATTCCTTATTCATAATTCACCCCCATAATTTCCATAATGCCACTGGTTAGGGTTACAATGAGGTCAAAGTCAACCTCTTTAGGTCCTATTTTAAAATACCCGGCCAGTGTATCGGCTATAAATTCTCTAATCTTGTCTTCCATAGATTCCATCATCTCCATCCCTGTTTAGATTTTTCCCTCTATCCCGAATCTCTTCCATCTTCTCCCGGAAGCATTTTTCACAAAATCCGCTTGTTATGGATCGATCTTCAAAAGGGGGTTTTTCTCCATATATCTTACCGCATTGACAACATTGTCTGATCATAGCTTAATCCTCAATAAAACAATCTGAACGCATTGGGGCAATAAGTGCTATGCCCTTTTGATCTGGTTTTTTCTCTAAAATGTCTCCAATGTTAAATTTAATTGCTATTGTTGCTTCTTCACCGAAGAACTCTAACTTTATTGGATTAGGTCTATCTCCCTTTTGTTTACATATTTTATTGATTACCCTTATTGCGTTCTCAATTTTTTCTCCATCTACAAC